GTGTTTTTCACTATCTTTGCCAGTTTGTTTTTTCATAATGTATCTAGCCACGTACGCAGCTGATTCAAAGTTAACATCTCCAATGGAGGAATAACCAAATGGCCAGACTGTTTCAAGGTCTGCGGATCGATAAATGAAAGAACCAGAGGGAGTCCTTTTCCATAATTTCTTATCATGAAAGTCGAATCCGAAGATACAGGCGTGGAAGTGAGGTCGGCCGAAGTTTTCGCCATATTCTCCAGCCATGTAATAGCGAATTTTTGAAGTTGGGAATTTTTTTCGGAGTCGCTTAATAAAGAGTTGGAAGTCTCTGTGATGTAGCGATTGATCGCTTGGGAGATGTGTATCGTCATAAGTGAGGGTAATGAAACAGTTATTTTCGTGTAATTGGGCTTCATGCATGCAACGCATAGCCCATTGACGGGATTTTTCAAGCCTGCAGCCAATACATTGTCCGCAGGGTATTTGAAGGGAATGACTTACGTCAATTCCTCTATTTTTTACGCTTTTCGTATCCGAAAAGACGAGTTTAGATTGATTAGCGGCTTTATAAGCCGTAATAGGATGATAGCAAGGCATGTGAGGTGCCTGAAGACTTTATTAGAGTCTCCAGCCCCCACGCATAGGGGCTTTTTGCATATTTGCAGCCTTTGTTCGGCTGGAATGTTTGCGGAACGCTTTTGCTGATTTCCGCTTATTTGTATGTCTGCGACGCATCATTTTTTATGTCCTTGTTTATCAAGTTTTAGTGGTTTGGTGTCACCTAGCACAGTTACATCAAGTAGAGTAACTGTGCTGGGTGACTATTCGTCACCCTTTGGAGCTAATTCAGCTTCTATTTTTTTTTCATTTTCAATGAGTTCTTGGTTTACTAAACCAAGTTTGATAGCTTCCTCTTTATTCTTTTCATCATTGAGGAAGTTGATAAGGTTTTCTGGGTCGTTTTCAAAACGAGCCCTTAGATCAGCTGGCAGAGCCATAAATTCGTCTTCTGCAGCGATAACGGCATTAAGGGCAGAGTGATAGTCCACAATGCCTGTGAAATCGCCGTAGCGGGGCGATAATGGGGTTTCTGGTAATAATCCAGTAACGTTAAATTGACGAAGAATATTGTTAATATCACATTCGTCTTTAAAATGTTGTTGAGCCAGAGATGGCTCCTCACAAGCCACCCCCGACTCATCTGATGCGACATTAGTGTCGTAATTGTATGGTGTACGTAAAAATGGAAGTTTAGCCATTTTATTTTCCTATTTTAAAAGGGTTTAGAGATTTTGCAATATTAGCAGCTGATGAACCAGCTTGTGATATATCACGTAATGCATATGGATTGTAAGGGGCTTGATTGTAATATGTTCCCTTACTTGTGGCTTCTGGTAAATCGCCAGTTTTTCGAATAAGAGTATTCATATCCTGAGCATGTCTATAACTAGAATTAAGCTCAGATTGAGATTGAATATTCAAGATTTCAGCTTGTGTTTTTTTAATTGATTCAGGTATGCCGGGCATACGCATAATTTCTGATGCAGTAAGAGCATCAGTGTATTGAGCCTGTTTTTCAGATGTAAGAGTATCTGCAACGTTTTTTGTTGCCATAGTGTCTTTTAAAGCAACATCTGCTTTTAAACCTGCAATTTGAGCGGCAGTACTTGTAAGACCTTCAGTCGGATTTCGCAATTGAGCTTGTTGTCCAACTGCAGATGCTCCCGCGGGGGTGCCAGCACCCCCTTGGGTATATGCTAAAGCAGGGTTTAATCCAGCGTCTTGCATATCTTTAACGGCCCGTTGATATTGGGTATTGCTCATACGTTCTTGAAATTGCATTTGTTGAGCAGCTTGTGAAGCACTAAATTGATTTGCATCATTTGCAATATCACGTTGAGCTTGGTTTGTTGATTCAGTTCCAGATATATTTGCTCCAATCATTCCGCCAGCTAAAGCACCGGCGGGTCCGCCTAAAGCGAACCCTCCAGCAGCGCCTAATACAGGCGCTATTAAATTAGAGATACCAGAAAATAATCCCATATTAGAAGTGATCGATTAGACCAGGAACAGAATACATTGGCATTGGACGTGTCTTTCTTACATCAAAGAAAGAATCGAAGATAAACTGTTGACCGTCAGCGGCTGACCCAACCGCGACAACACGATCAACTGGTGGAGTATCCACAATAAAGCCACTAGATAAAGTAGGTAAAGTAGTAAATTTTTGAGCCAAGTGCCAAGCATCGAGAGTACCAGCAGCAGTACTACGGAATTTGGAACTGATACGAGATGGGTAATATCTGTATTCAGCCCAACGCTCTTGGTATCCAAATACTTCATTATCTTGAGTAGTGTTACCTGTGACATAAATCTCCTTATTGAGGATGGCTTGTTCGCCTAAGGTTGCAAATGCAGGGAAGTAGAAATCGTAACGTGTTGAACGACTCCACATTTTAGCAAGACCTTGTTGATATGTAAGGTCTGCACGTACTGATACTAAACCAATAATTACACCATGCTCAGTAAACGATTGAGTAAAGCCATGATTGTGAGCCAAGGCAGTACCCATAGCAGCAAGGTTACCCATAGGGGTAGAGCCGCCAGTAACGCCAGTAGCTGACGTTTGAGCAATTGGATTGATATTGATCGGGGTTGAACCTCCGCCAATATATTCAGGACGTTGTAAGCGAGCATCAGGACTAATAACGCCGAAATGGCTACGAATAATCTCAGTGTAACGAGTACCTCCGCGAGCATCTCTTTCCAAAAGCTTTTGAATTTGGAAAGATTGACGTAATTGATTAATAGTTGCTGCAGTTGCTTGAGATAAGTCAGCATAAAGACCAGAAACTCCAGAAGTAACGATACCAATATTTAATGAGGAATTGATAGCTGCACCACCAGCTGCAGTTGAACCAACGTTTTGATTATATGAACCATCATATGCAGATACTTGACCTGTACCGAATCCACGGGTACCAAAATTAGTTGCAGAACCATCGGTAAAGCCTAAAGTTTTACCTGTTCCATACACAGGTGCAGCAGTACCTAATGGTAATGATACAGAAGCGCCTTTTTGTGGCCAAGGAAGTGCAGAAGTGAAATAATCTTTACGTTTTCCACGTCTTAACAAATTGTAGCTAGATGGTGAATCAGGACCATCGCCTTTATCTACAGTTACAGAATTTTGTAAATTTTCGTCTCGGAACCATTCGTTCCAGATCAGGTTATAAGCACGCGGCCAAAAAGCGCAGTGTGACACAGACTGTCCGGCAGCTACCTGTCCGACAGTAGGCAAACCCATATAGTCTTGTAATGAACCAATGGCGTATCCGCCATTAGGTGAAGCTTGTTGTGGAACTACGTAAGAGATAGAATCACCAGGATTAGCTTGCTGGCCCATAAATTTTTGCCAGTTGTCCCAGATTAAACGGTTTGGTACAAAGAAGAAGAAGCTATCCATAACCATGTTATCCATAATTGGAAACAATGGAGTAGAGAGACGGGCAAATGCCGTCATTTTTAATTTAAATGTATCTCCGGGTAGTACTTCATCTACATAGATTGGAATTAAATTACCAGCATCGAATGTAGTTTTATGAGTTGATTGGCAGTCAAAAGATGATCTTGGTATATCAGCCTTTGGAATCATTGTAAATTGATGAACATTTACCGATTTATTGCGATGCATAGTGTTTAAGCTCCGGAGTTAGTTCCGGGAGAAATGTTTCCATTTCTCCACGGTTTATTTATTTTACTTAACGATTAAGTCTTGTGCCCTAGAGATAACCCTAGGTACACCACCATCTGGTGGTAAAAAAGTACCTGTTTGATCGTCAAATGTACCCATATCATATAAATCATAGTCTTCAGGGTGTGCATTCATTTCAGATTCGTTACGATTAACTTCGTCAGTAAACGATCTTATAGCAGCACCAATAGTAGGTACATAGAATGGTCGGTTGTAAGCATCTACAGCACGATCTTTAACAGCGACGATTGTGAGAATTGTCATATTTAAGTCCTTAAGTGAGGGTACGTTTTAGTTTTTGAAGCTTCGCTTTTGTGACTTGCTCTTTAACAGCAAGTCTTTCATAAGTGTTGTCTTCAGCATTTAGTTTAGCACGTTGGTCACGTTTGTAAAGTATTTCATCATATTCATAAGGATAGTCAGTTTTATATTTTTTATCATAATATTTTGGAGGTCTGACTTTTTTGCCACGAACTACAACGTAGTCGTGAGGATATACGTCGGAACGATATTTTTTGTACCACTCAGCACCGATTCCGGGCTTTAAGGACATTTTATTGTATTCCTTTTCCATCTGGACGATTTCGCCAGTAGAAAGGGATGTGTATTGATAGTGTTTTTCACTATCTTTGCCAGTTTGTTTTTTCATAATGTATCTAGCCACGTACGCAGCTGATTCAAAGTTAACATCTCCAATGGAGGAATAACCAAATGGCCAGACTGTTTCAAGGTCT